CTTCAGTACCATTTGATTTTTAAGCAGTGCTTTTTTAAATGCCGGGATAGCACATGCAAAATCATACCAGTCGGTAAAGATCGACCACCAGTAAGGTTTACCATTATAATATCTGCCTGGTGTGGGTAACATCAGCTGCAGCATAAAGCGTTTATCTTTTACTACTACTTTTTTCTTTGCCAATGGATCCAGTTCAATGCCTAATCTGCGTTTCAGATCCAGTACGGCAATACGTCTGTCCAGGAGCGGAGTCACCGCAATTGTTTCCTGAGTAGCATTTACCCAGTCCAGGCAAAATCCGTGAAATTCAATTTTACCTGTAATTTTATTCACCAGTGACACACGGCTATTGATCGATTCACAGGGTTGGAGCGAATAAACTTTATTACTGCCGGCTTCCAGAATCAGCTCTACATAGCTTTCGTAAAATACCGATAAGTCGTTCGACCATTCCTGTTGTGAATTTATATAATTATTATCTTCAAGGAACTTGAAGATTTCCTGCTGCTCACTGGCTAATTGTTCCTCCAGTTTTATCTCCCGGGTTATGGGATCCTTTACTTTCTTCACCACCATAATGCCGTCACCGTAGGCCATCTTAGAGTTAAACTCAATATTCGATCCTACAGTTGTTTGAGCATAAACTTTCTCCATTACTTCAATGGGAAGTTTATTATTCTGTCCACGGCGAACAAACTTAATCGGTTCCTTCACGCCTTTGAACTCAAAGTCCTGCGTTGGAGTATTGGTGTCACCGACCATATCCTTGCTATCTGTCATTACCACCATGGCTTTACCGCCTGCCAGAAATGCACTTACACCAAAATCAAATACTTCAGTAACGATATTTTGTTTTTTTGCCATTATAAATAGACTTTACATTCATTAAACCTTATAATCAATACCTTCCGAAACGTGTGAGGAACCTTATTCACCTCAGTCATTATATTTACCGTCGAACCTTTCGAGTGAATACTCGTAAGCGTAGCATTTTTATAAGTTTCCAGCTCACCGCTCAACTTTGCATACCGGAATGAAAAAGGCTTCAGCTTTCCTGCCCGGTCCTTCTCCTCCATAATTTTCCAAATCTTTGATATATGTATCCGCTTTTCCATTCCACTCCAAATTCGATAAGCAAAGATACTTTTGCCAAATAGGTAGAGAAAGGACAAAAAAAATACTCCAGCCTTACAGGTAGGAGTTCTAATACTATAAATTTTATATTTTCAACTCTACCCCTTGTGGGTGTTTTCCGTCTTTTTGCTACTTTTTGACGGCGACAAAAAGTAGTCCGGACGCACCAAAGCACCTCGTTTTAGGCGCTTACGGTAGATCTGCTGACGTTTAAAGCATTAAGTCAACCGAGGCAAACATTAGATCTAAAGTCGTTTGTACGGGCTTTATTTCAATTGTTTTAATAACTTCGGGTTTAATCTCAATTTTTATATTCTCGATTTTTGAAAGATCAATTTCACGCACATAAGGAATTAAATAAATCGGGTGAATCTGAATGCTCCACCTGTGCCACTCTTCCATTCTTAAACTATCCATGTGAGAAACACAACCTTTCAAACCATTCAAACACATATTAATAATTGTCATTTGGCAACATTGCAAATCAATATCAGCGCCCCAAAATTCTAAGTTTCGGTTAACTTTTGCAGCACTAAGGAACATGCGCCCACTCCCACAACAGCAGTCTGAAACGGTTTCACCATCATTTGTCGGGTTAGTAATCTTTGCCATAAAATCACAAAGCGACTCAGGAGTAAAAAACTGACCGCGTCTTTCATTGCTCAATATCTCCATAAAATAATCACCCAGACAATCTTTTAAACCGCTTCCCCTGTTATCCATGTCAATGGTCATACAGGCGAATGCGTGAGAAAAAGCCAACATTTCATCTTTTGAATAATGTTTTGCAAGTTTCAAGTATTCATCTTCTTTTGTCTGCATGGATAAAGCACACACGGCAAAAGTAAGAAAGTCACAAAATGCCTTGCTACGTCCAACCCTTCGCCCTGCCTGCTCTATATGTTTTTGAAAACTCATGCTACTTCTAAATGTAAACCGTTCAACAAAGCAAGTAAAGCAGGATTTTTCATTTGTAAGTCGGTCAGCATTTCAGTTGCTTTGCTCTTGGTAATTATAATTTCATTTTTATGAATTTCAACTTTTACCATGTCTCCCACTTCAAAACCAAACTTTTTTAAATAATCCCCTTTCAGGTTAATGCCTTGCGTGTATCGCTTTCCCTGCGCCATCCTGCACACGGTCAATATCTTTTCTATCATGCTGCTGTACTCCTTTCTATTACCTGAAGTTCAGAGAATACAAAACATAAAGGATAAAAATCTGTTTCTTTTTCGTCTCCCTCTATGATAGTTAATTCTATTTTTTTATCCAACTTCTTAGGAGAACCCCACAATAACAAAGCGTGTTCCCCTTTTATTATGCTTTTCCCTGCTTCGTTCCATTGCTTCAGGGTTTTTAAATTAATATGCCCCTGCGTAGCGTATAACTCAACTAATCCCTCATTAATAGTATTATATACTGCCAGTTTAACGAGCTCTTTAATAGGTTTCGAAATTTCTTTCAATTCGGTGCGCTTTGCCCTGATAGCTTCCAGTTGCTTTTCACTCAGTTTTTTTTTGCTGAAAAATTTCCGTTTCTCTTTGTTTTCTGATATTGTTTTCATATTTTTGTATCGCTTTATAAAATTAATTGTTTACAGACGCAATTATTTTTAATACCTGCAAGTTTCCGCTTGCAGGTATTTTTGTTTTATGCTGCAAAAGTTTTTATCAACTCCCGTTCTACCTCGTTAATCGCTTCGTCAAATTCCTCTTTCCAAAATTCAATTAACTTGCCTATTGTCTTAGGGCTTGCGCTCTTAAACTCTTCACCGTGTGCATCCGTAACCATTGCCGAAGCGTTATCCTCGTCGTGTTTAATGGCAAAGCGGTCCAACGATGTCCGTTTTTCGCTTAACTTAGTATGCTTCTCCTGGAGAAGATATACTATTGTTGCCCGGCTTTTCAGTTCCTGGAGTGTTGGCTGTTTCTTTTCCGTGATAATTTCTTTTACTTTTTCCGTTGGCTCAACTTTTTCCGCTGTTGGTTTAATTTCCGTTTTTTCTGAAATTGCCAAAGTAGGTTTAACGATGGTCATGGTTGGAGTTGGTTGCTCAATTTTTTGAGCGGTTGCATTTGTTTTCATTTTGCTTTATAAATTAAATTGTTAATTATGTGCGTGGTTGAAATCCGTGTTTCTCCCTTTCGCTCTGCTAAATTACTACAATTTAGCGACATACACAAATTTAATTACCTAAAACACAGAGCGTTAAGTTACATAAATCAATATATCACTATAAAATGAATGTAATTTACATGCTTATTTGTTGGCTAATTTCATAAAAAAAACTTTTAATCTTGGCAGCTATTTTTTGAAATATCATTTCAAGAATCAAATTAAAACAAGTCGAAATTTATTGAAATACTAAACTAAGTTAATAAAACGGGTTACTCCATTAGATTTTATTTGAAATCTAATATAAAAATCTGATTCTCAAATTTCTTAAGGGGTGTATGAGGGGAATTTTTTCCACTCTGTGTACGTACGTACCACGCAACGCCCTCAGAAAAAGTTGCGTCTGCATGTTCTTTTTTGCTGTAATATGCTGAATGTTAATTTTTGCCCCCCCCTATAACGCATCGCCCGCGCGCGGGTGTCCGATACAAAGAAAAAAGGCTGACAGATACTGCCAGCCTTAAATAATTGATAGATCGATGTTAGTTTGAGCCTACGAAAACAAACCCACCCAATGAGGAAGATGGCTCAGTGTAGAAGAAGTTCACGCCAATGAATAGCGTATCCCAGGCATCGGTTACGTGTGTCTTAGTTTCATCAGGATTGTCAGGAGTATCCGGTAATGCTTCTGGAGTCTTATCTTTCTCGAATCCATTCTTACCCTGACGTACGCCTGTTTGTTCCATGGCTATCTTAAGCAACTCATTGTTCATGGCATTGAATGTTGGATAAAGCAGCTCTGTATCACCCTTGAGTGCACGGTCAATCTGTAAGTGCTTCCAGTCATGGCGTGGAGCCTGACCGATATACACATCAGTTACATTCCATCTATTATTCGTAAGTATGTTGATAATGGTATCAGCATAACTTTCGGCACTGGTACCTGTCTCCCAGGTAAAGGTATGATCATAATAGAATATCATATCCTTATGAATCATTGGTGCATAGTAATCACATACTGCCTGTATAACATCCTGTAGCTTACCCGGGGTCTTTACATAGAAAGTCTTTAGTGTCTTGAACTCATTCGTCTCAGGGATTACCTGACCCACACATACTGAAGATATCGCTGCGTTACTATCACATGCCATTTGAAGTGGCAACTTCATATTAAGATCATCATCAGATAAACAACCAGGAGCAGCCATTTTTCTCCATTCTATTCCTGCATTTTTATATCTACCGATATCATCAGGGATATAGAAGTGATTGTCATTCAATGCAGAATAGAACCCATTGGGGACTCTGAACAACCGTTCATTCATAAAGGCAGTACGCCATATCAATGTTGGGCTATCCCTGTACATTTGCCAAATGAAGTCCTTACCAACTACCTCAAGGTTATCAAATATATCATACTCCCCATAAAATACAGTATATTCATATTCTTTCCCTGGCATTGGCTTCTTTGGCTTCTGATATCGCCTTGCCAGTGCTAAGTCAGCACGTAATTCTTTGATTACTCTTCGGGTATAATCATTTTGCTCCGGGCGTAATTCGAATTCAATGATCTGCCGGTAAAGGTTACGAATGAAATTAATATGTTGATCATCCATTTCTTCCTTCTTATCCAGTATCCATTTACCCATCTTTGACGTTGGCATATCCGTTGAATACAAAACGCTGTGATGCCAGGGACAGTTACCAAAGTACTGCCGGTTTCCACGATTAGCCGGATTAACCTCTGATTTAATTTTATTATAATCCAGAAACTTTGCTTCTGGACCAATAAGCCAGTCAAGGGACATTGAGTTGGCCGACATGCCGTTATTGAAAGAAAGGACTACCATAATCGTTCCGTTCCAGAAATGGAAACAGTTTGACCAGGCATCACGTAATGGCATACGTTTTGGAAGTTTGAAATTTTTGTCTGCAGGCGCACGGCGACCAACAAAGTAATGAATTCCCTCCACATATCCCCAGCTGTACAATGCGTGACAAATAGCCGGCAATGTATTTCCCCAGGCTTTGGCATAAGTGGGAGATATCAACGCACCGGTAGAACCCGGCATGGCCCAAACATTTCGGAGAATAAAGCGGGCGTCAATTCCCTCAGACTTTCCGGTACCACGGGCTGCTACAATATATTCATCATGTGCAGATATGGCCATGGCATTGCGCTGTGCTTTGTTGAAGAACTTTTTTACCGGTTCTTCAAACTTATGAAGCAGATCAGCTGTCGGTTGAGTATATTCCATTATTTTTCAATGACAGCCTCTTCAGCTATTTTATACATGTTTCCTTTGAACATAGACCGGAAGATCTGACGTTCGTCTTCAAGGTTGTCAATCTTCTCAAGTCCTTCAAGAATGGTTACATCATCAGTTGGCTCGAATCCGGGAGGAATCATTTGTGAATAGTCCATATCATCATCCTCTTTGTCTGCCCTGGTATACTTACCAATTTTATCCAGACAAGCTGCCATACCTTTGGCATCCCGATCGGTTTTAGCAATTTCATAACCTGCTTTGGCACCTTCGACAATCATATACCGGTACCAGGACTTTGCCTGCAGGAGTACTGATCCTACAATTTTATTAATCCCTGCAATATCATTGTAAGCTTGAGACTGGAGAACCGGATCGCATACACCACCACAACCATTCATCAGAAATGTAACCATATTTGAATCGAGCATAAGTGGCTCAGCCATTTTTTTAGTTACACATAGCATTAGCCGGTGTTTTATTTCCATTTCCCTTGGAGTCAAAAACTGCTCAGCATCTTCCCTGGACTGGAACAAATGCTTTTCAATTTTCTCATATACTGATATTTCCTGCTTTGCCATAAATTTTACATTAATTGTTCGCGAAGATATTTGTCAGCTATAGGCTCAGCTGCAGGGCTGCCATGTTTGGCCAATTTAATCACTGTTTTTCTTAGTTCGAATTTTGTCTGTAGTCTGCCTTTCTGGAATGCCAGGAAGATATCTGAGCTTTCATGATTTTTACAGATCTCCTCGAATGAATTCCTATCATCCGAATTAAGTCCCAGCAACATGGCAATTTCTTTTGCAGTCATTAAAGCAGCTGCGAATTCTTCTATCTGTTGTATTTGTTCACTCGTCAAGTTCATAAGGAATTGATTGCTCATAAATTTCATCAAACATTTTTTCGAAATAATCGAAATGTTTCCCTGCAGTAAAATAAAACCCGGCTTCATACCGGCGGACCTGGTTCATGTTTGCACTCCCTACAATTCCAAAGCTGTGCGTGTTGCTACGTACGAGAATGATTTTAGCATGATTGCTATCCAACCGGATACATGGAGTGATATTGGAAGCAAACAGCAGCATATCCAGTTTATGACGTTTTACAGTCATATCGAATAATAATGACAGTTTGGAAACAGATCCATCTTCAACCAGGAAAAATAATGGACGCAAACTATCTTCCGAAATACTAAAAGTTGCTACCTTTACTTCTGCACTACCAATTTGCTGCAACAAAATGGGCAATACGTCGTGTATTGCCCATTCTCCTTTGTGTATGAAAGGTTCAATTATCTCCGGTAGCAATGCACCTGGAAACAACTGATCAAACTGTTGTTTCGTCATCCACTTGTTTTACAACTTCCGGCTGAAGCTTTGCTTCCAGTTCTGCCAGTTCTGCTGTATAAACTTCAATCCGTTTTAACGCATTGTCTTTTACAACTTCCCTTTCGGAACTATCAGCAGTGGCCTGAGAACGCACGAGGTTTTCTTTCAACCGTTCAATGCGACGAACAATTTGTGCACCGGCTACCAATACATTTTCTGAATAAGCAGGTTTTTCCAAAACGGGTTCTACCGTTTTACCTTCGCTCCATTCGTCAATAGTATCCCAGGCTGCACGACGTTCATCATCCAGTTTGACTAATTTTCTAACCAGACTTTCACGGGTTTTGATATGCAGTTTTTCAACCGAGATATCAGCATGAATACTGGCCATCTCCGGAGTGATCACTTTAACCCGGTCGTACAATTTTTTGATATCTTCCGGAAGATTGTCGTAAGCAACAATAGAAAGTCCTCTGCGTTCCTTTAATGCAGTAAGTTCAGCTTCTTTTTCTTCCAACAATGCCTCAGCTTCGGATAAAGCTGCTACATGATCTTCAATTTCAGATTCTAATTCTTCTACATTGTCAGTCAAGTCAGTGTTTTCTTCATCAACATCCGATTTCTCAGCGGTTAATGCTTCGATTTCTGCTTTTAATTCAGCTATTTCGTTTTCTTTTGCTGCGATTTCGTCCACACCGGCTACAGGTACTCCTGTAATTACCAATGTCATATCTTTGAACTGATCCGGATTGATTTTAATCTTAAACTCAATGGCTGCCACCTTATTGGTTAACATACAAAGAGCCGGGCTAAATTGTCCGTCCTCCTGATTATCTTTGAAATACTGAAGGTATTTCTTTTTGATATCATCCGAAGCTGCAGTTTCAAAGATAGCTAACCCGTCAGAGAATTTTCTCTTGGGGTCAGCTAACCATGTTTGAATTGTTTTTAGCATATTATTTAGATTATACTAACAATGCATCAATGTCAATGGGAGTTCCCAGGTAAATAACCGGAGCCAAAGAATCAGCACTGTAAGTAAATTTATAACCACGACGATCTGCACGAGCCATACCACCTTCATAATCGGGTTTGATATAACATGGTAAACCAGGTTGACCAACCAAAATCTGAGGACCGTCCATTTCTTCAACAACAAGATAACCCGGTACGTTATTTACCTGACGGGCAAATGCTGCAAATTCCTTTTTGCTGCCGGCACGGAAGAACTCTCCGGATTGAGCAAAACTTTGACCTTCAATTTCACCCTGATTAGCAGCGGTGAACTTTACGGTTTTATCGGTACACACAATAACTTTAGGTGTATCACCTACAGTTTTAAAAACAAAAGCACCAGTTGCAGTAACGAAGTCAGCATCAACTGAAAGATCAGTAATGGCAACAAGTTCCGGAACAGCGCTAACCGAAGAAGCAGGAATAAACAAAAGGCGTGATTTGTAACCGCCCATGTTATCTTGTCCACCATCCCAGGTTAAAGGATCTAAATTCACTTTCATATATAAAAGTTTTAAAAAGTTACACTGATAAATGATTGAAAGAAAAGCCGATTACCGAAGTAACCGGCTTATTCTTTATTTTGATTAATAATCTCCAGACAAATCAATACGAGTATTCACTTGCTCGTTGGTCTTGAAAATCTTTTTGTGTACGTCACGGATACGAACACCATACGCTGCTTCCAGCCAAAACTGAACCACGTTAGGATCACGGTCGATATTACGAACCTGAACAAACTTTTCAGATTTAGAGGTATTGAAACCTAAGTCCATATTACCAACTTTTTGCAGAACCACTTTCGATCCTGATCCAAGAACTTCATCCGTTGCAATTTCCAATGCAGGGCAGAATGAATCTTCGCGCAAAGCTTCCAATACCTGAACCATGGTTGGCATTTGGAAAGCGTTCACTTTATTGCGATATGCATCACGTACATTTTTCAATGCCGATAATGTGATCAACAATTGTGGGTTTCCACCGATAGTCGATTTCAATAAAGGATTTGCTGTTCCAATAAACGAAACAAGGTTATCGTAAGCCAGTGAATCAGCAGCAGTAAGCGGAGCAGCAAATGCACCGGTCACCTCAAGGTTTCCCTGACCTGCAGCAATATAACCTGCAGTTACCAATAGATCCAATGCAGGGAAAAAACCAGTCATTGAAGTCATAGGAGTTAACACAGCGTTATCGCGTTCAGCGTGAAACATGGCAAAAGCCACATCTTCAGAGTGCGATTTTACAATACTCATCAAAATCAATTGTTCCAACGGGTGAACTTTTGATTTCAGATCCAGTTTGGTACCTGCGATTACCAGGGCTTTGTTTTCCTTGTAATTCGTGATATTGTCCAATACCTCGTAAACAACCAATTCAGGTTTCAACGAAGTTTCAAAAAATTTAGCGATTTCAGCCTGGGCTGCAAATGCGGTACCTGGTGCATAAGGAATAGTTCCTCCTGCTTTACGACGCATGTTAATCAAAACATCTTCGTTTTCAACTTCCTGAATATTTAACTTCAACTTTGCAGCTGCAGTCTCCAATGCCAGGAAAGGCAAGGTACGCAAAATCGGATCGTAAGTTATTGCAGCTTCTGACAAGCCGGCAACGGTAATTACTTTTGCCATTGTTATTTATTTATTGGGTTTAAATTAATCCGTTTTTCTTCATTTCGGCAACAATAGCCAAAGTGTTACCTTTGTTCTTGTTTGCAAATTCCACCAATGTATCTGAAGTAGCAGCACTTGCTTCAGCTACCGGAGTTGTTACAGCGCTTTCAGCTCCGGGAAGCTTTGACAATGCAGCATTTTCAGTTTTCAAAGCGTCACGTTCTACTATCACAGCATCGCGTTCAGATGTCAACGTTGTAGCTTCAGTTGTCATAGTGGCAATTGTAGCTTCAAGTTCGGTCACACGATCAGCACTGGCACCTTCACCGGCTGGCTCGTCATTAGATATAGCGTCCTCAATAACTTCGGGCGTTACATCCTCGGCTTTTAAATCTTCGTTTTTTGCAACGATCGATTCTACTACCTTGTCAAAATTGGCTGCTTTAGCAACGAGCGCATCGTACTTAGCAGATGATAAGATTTTAGTCATGGATTATGAATTAAAATAGTTAAGAAAATTTTCAAATGTATCTATGCCATCAATCAGGCCGAGTTCCAATGCTTTTTCAGCAAAATATACCTTACCGGTTCCCCATACTTTCCTGTCTGCTGTCAATTGATCAGCACGGTTGCTTTCAATTGTCGAAAGAAAGTATTCATTAAATACATCAAGACTTGCTCTTAATGCTTCAGGTTTACCGGCAATGGCATCGCGGAACTCTTTATTCTTGTCCGTGGATGCGGTTGCATATATTTCTATGATATTCACACCCATTTGTTCCAGTTGTTTGGATAAATCGATGATGGTACCATAACAGCCTAAACTACCAATTTCGGCCAGCGTACTGTTTGCACAGATAAAATCACAACCGCTGGCAATGCCATAAGCAGCCGAACAAGCCATATCATCAATAAAGGCACCTACGGGTTTATTCTTCTGGCTAATGGTTTCGTTCATCAACCGCATGGCATAACCTTCGCCACCACCACTGCCAATGACTAATACTACCGAACTGATATTATCAGAAGCATAGCATTGTTTCAGCAGGTCCGATTTGGTTTTCATACCTGCAGGTCCACACTCCTGGTCAAATTTGGTGATAGCACCAGAAATATTGATAATGGCAATGGATCCTAACGGAACATTGTCAACCGATACCCGGCGATCATTACCGCTGTCAGCTGCAACCTGAATAGAATTACGGTCATTCATTTCCGGTAATGCCGTTGACAATGCCAACCGTTCACCTTTAATGTAATTCGCAATCAATGGAAGATAGTTTACGGCGTAAGCCTCATCTATCATCCAAATACCATTCAATATGTTGTGTAAGTAGAGCATAAGCAGTTCGTTTGATATTAAAAAAGCAGTATTCTTGCAAATTGAATTGCAAGAATACTGCTTATATTAAAGTATTTAAAGGACTATTATCCTATTAAACTGAGCTCAGGATGTGTCATTCTCCCTGAAATACTGAGTTTTGTGCCACTGTACCCATTCGCCTGACCCGGATTTACATTCTCCGCTTTTATGGTCAATGGATGTTCTTTGTCACCGGCAACCAATATATCACCATTACCGGTTATATATTTTATCAGAAACTTTCGGATCCGAAAACTACTAAATTCATTATACCTGGTTAAACTAAACCGCGGGCAATAAATCACACCGGCAACAATATAAGGTGTCAATCCATTTTCATCTCCGGGAGTAACTGTTATCTCAATTTTACCCGGTGTCGCTTTAAAATCTACCCAGGGTTTTGAAACAGGTAGCGTAACAATTATTTGTTCGCCAACAATGGCACAACTTTTCACATGATCAGCAAAACAATATTGAGCCGATATGATTCCACCTATATTATCCATAAAATATAATTTAAAATAGTTTATATAATTGATAGTTAAACACTTCGTTATTTTCACCCCAACTATTAGACAAATAACCGAACTTTATGCACAAAATAAAACTAAACTTTAACGTTTTTTTTCTTTTTGTATTTTCGTATTTCGCGGGTCCTGAAATTCTCTCTCCAACGATAATAATTTTTCAGTAATGCATCCGACGTGATGCTTTCAATCCGGTATTGACAAATAAAATAATTGACTGTGATATCATAATTCTGATCATGCTCTTTTTTCTTGAGTTTAAGTTCATAATGTAACTCTTCCCAGAACATCAGTGATATTCTTTTTTGTATGATCGCGCATGATTTTTCAGACAGAAAGTTATAGCTGGCCGGATTCTTCCTGAAGCCATCACTATCACCATTCATACGGCTGGGTAATACTATTTCAAGGTTACCGCTGTCCTGGTAATAGTTTACCGGGCGACGTTGAAGCAAATCGTAAATAGTAATATATAAATCTGTTTTTTGTGGAAACTGAACAGGTTCGGTGAAATCATTTCCCCATTTCCCAATAGCATATTCAGCAAGGTGCGGTTTGATGGTGATCTTTGTCGTATTCATAGGCTACTTTTTGAAAACTAACACGGTTAATATCAGATTTTTAAACTCAAATACAATATACTGATAATTCACATAAATACCAACTATTCATCATTATTTTTTAATTATAAATCATGATCCCAACATACCCCCCAGGGGGCAACACAGGGTTTTACTTTGAACATTCGTGCAAAACGGGCTACATCATTTTTTAATGTATTAAAAACAAGCAACTTAACACCGTACTTTTTTTCGTACGAAATCGTTTTTTTTCACCCTATACCGTACTAATTCAATTTTGGAACACCTTAGTACGAAAAGTACAAAATAGTACAAAATTCGTACAGCCGTAAAAATCTGATATTTAATTAAATACTTTTCAAAAAATAGCTTTTGTTCCAATGTACACTTTTTTCTCTTTTTTTTAGATAGTCATTTTTTGAAAAGAAGATAAAATAAAAAGAAGAAATATTATATAGGAGCCTCTCCGGTTTCGGAACTGTTTTTACCTTTTTTATGGACGGCTGCCATCCGCTTTCCTCCTTCCGGATTTACCTTTTTTATTGGAACTTATGATCACGGTTTTTGGGAGTACAATTGTTCCAATTTTTATGTAAATGAAATAAGGGGGTGCGGGGGAATTCAGCCAAAAAAGTTTTAATTAGTACTGACTCTGTACACCAACAAACAGAAGCAGCCGGCACGATGTGCCAGCTGCTTGTAATTACTACCGTCTATGATGTAATTTCTCAGTTAAATACTTCCTGCAGTGTCTTTACAGGATGATTTTGATTGTCTTCGTAGCATTCAACGAACTCAGCGCCCTCTATAGTTATCAGGGCTTTCATGGAGATCACTTTGAGATCTAGAGTTACAAACTCCTTTAGATGTGTAAATATCATGGCCTACGACATTAAAAGGGTAAGTCACTGCCTTCACCTTCGACAGGTGGAACTACTTCCATTTCTGCAGTGGCATCCATCTGGGCAGGAACTATCGATTTGACCCCTCCGATAACCGGCATAGCATCTTGCTGCTCTTTGGTCATAGCATTATACACTTCTTTATCCAAACTTTGTTTCAGAAAGTGCGTGTCGGCATACTTCTGTTCCTTGTATTGCAAAGCTGTCATGTTCAGATAAACGCCTTTTTCACCAATAAACAGGTTGGCATCTTCCACCGGGATCACAATACATTTCTTTGTTTCCGTGTTTCCCTTCAAGTTCACCAGCGCTGCGCCTGGTATCTTGGTCAAATTCACTTTGATTGATAAATTCATTAGATTGTTTTTTAAATGATTAATTATAAATAGTTAGAATAATATGCTTCACAAATAAACTCATACTCTGCCGGTAGCTTCTTTACTCCCACTATCACGGCCATTCCCCGTGCAGCCATCTCGTAAAGCTGCTGGTTCATCCCCGGTGAAGTGCGGAAGTTGTGCAAATCCGCCAATAGAAAGTAGGCACCAGGCACATTGCACTCGTAGGGTGTTGGCTTAATTAGCTTACCGGCATCGCCCCGGGTTAGTGCAAAACCACACTCTACTGTTATTTTCTGAAGCAGCTGGCGCCTTACATCTGCATCCGGGCAAACGGCTACTATAATTTTATTTTGCTTTTTCATTTTCTTCGTTTTGAGTGTTTCCGGTTATTTCCTTTCTGTTTCTTTTTAGGATTATCTATAAGAAATTTATTATAATTATCTTCAAGATTAGCGTTACTTTCAAGAGGAAATTCAAAACTAAATTCATTCTTATAGTAATCTGATATGGTTGGAAAATCAGGTCTTTTTATTATATTCTCCGGAGGAATAGAGAATCCTCGGGACTTCTTCAAATAGTCGGGTAAATCATATAAGAAACTACGTCCTGAATTTATTCCACCAGCAAAATATATTGGTGGATTACTATTTAAAAGTGATTCAACCAGTGCCAAATGGTGGCTGCTACCTGCCAATAAATACAATAAACTTTTTTCCGGAATATCATTTACAATCGTGGGTTCTCCAATTATATGTTCGTAAATTTCATAATTCCCCAGGTCACCATCCGGAAGCTGCATAATATGATCCAGCACTTTTCCGTCACGGTCCTTTTTATTGGACCTTTCATCAACAAAGAAGAAATTCTTAGTACTATCCGGCTTATAAACTACATAGTATTTTTTCATGACTATTTATTTCTAAGTTTTTCTATTTCAATTTTTTCCTGAAGTATTTTTTTTAGTGCCGGTAGTATTTCCTGAGCAAATCTTTCAACAGAGTTATCTATTGATCTACTATGAGCAATATAAGATAATCCTTGTGCTATCTTTTTACCAAAATACGATTCTTCCAATGACAAAAGAAATTCTTTGAAAGATTGCTTCCCAATACTTCTCCATGCAAATGAGAAGTTTCCATAATCTGTAACTGAGCCGAAAAATCCGTCGGATGTAATAACTACCTGTCCTAACCAACTACCGTCCGGGTTCTCTAACCGATAGCTTTGTGCTTTAATTTCATGCATATATTATTTTTAAAAATGGTTTTTCGTCTTTATTTAGATTAAGTCAAATACTTTAAATTCAGTTTCATTAGGATAACCTTTTTCCAACTCAAATACACAGGTCTGAATGCGGGCATATTGAAAAGTTTTACGAGGAAGTGACGTGATTGATTTCAATCCGAATTCTTTTAAAAATCTTAATCTTACATCTGAATCTAAAATTGTAAACCAAGGCATTAATGCAATAATATGATCAGACATTTTCATGCATTCCATTAATATGTAATATCCGAGGCGCAAACCTTTAATATCAAGATCTTCCGGAATACCAAAAGCATATTTTGTGGCAAATGGTGGATTCATAACTATACAATCAAAATGGTCAGTTGATAAATTAAAGAAATTATCCGGAGCAGTAACATCGTAATTATCTAAATAGCTAACTATATTACCAATACCCGGTGTTGGTTCTAAAATGGTTTTACAATGTCCTGGAATTAATGAAGCCATATATTCGGCTACAATTTTTGGTGTTTGAAATTCGGTTTTATACATGATTATTTTTTAAAATGGTTTATCGTCGTCATTTGCCGGTCTTACTTCATTCTCCGGAGAAACAACCGGATAGACCAATATTTCTTTTTTATAAGTGCCATCGCTTTGCAGCGTGCCCATTTCGGAATTTAGTATTCCGATCAGGAAGTATTCCACACCACCCGATTTATCATCCAGATCCGGTCGGCCATCGTGATCGTATTTCGTCGGTTTCCCGGACTTCTGATCATATAGGTGTGGATTGAATGCAAATCCTTTCCAGGTGCAGAACGATTTTATTTTATTCTTAAAGCTGGTTGGCGATACCAGTTTTGGATTCAGGTTCGAATACTTTATAAAATCTTCGTATAAATGCTGACGCTTCAGCCTTATATTCAACTTATCCGGATCACTCCAGTATTCATCTGCCCAGCTCAGGAATGTTTCACCCATTTGTTGCCGTAACTGGCGGGTTTCAATGCGTTCCCGTGGTGCCTGGATCACGCCGTACCTGAGGTAAATTTGCAGGCAGTTAGCCAACAGGTTCCAGAACAGGTTCCACTGATCAAAATCCCAGTCGTCGAAGAACAGCCCGCCAAAATCATCCTTAGGCTTGTGCTCATCGTTGTAAAAATCGCTGAAGGCAATAATATACTGCCGGTCCATAAAACTCGAACCCGATCCGTTCAGCGCGTGGTTGGAAGTAATATACAGCTTCGGTGAATGATTGAACGGGAACGTTGCCCGGCGACCGCCTTTATAGTTCACGTTCCAGTCACCGGTGATGGGCGCAAACAGGAACTCAAGGGAGAAGTTTACCCGGACGTCATCCACAAAAACACATTTCGACTTTTCAGTCAGTGAATCCCAAAGAAACGGATCGCTTTCAATTTCCTTCTTCTTACCATCGATATAAACGGTAGGCATAATATGCTTTTGCGCTTCACCCAGGATAGACTTTCCCGATCGACCGTTCGATTGTCCAACTTCGCTTTGCTTTCCATCCATGGCAATCACAGCGCGCGACACCGACCGGTCTTTTGCCGATAAGGATAAATAGCCCATGGCCGCCAGTTTCGAAATTAAATGCACAATATTCTCCTGTAGTTCCTCCGGTTCTACCGTCACTCCGGTTTCCCCTTCGGCCAGTTGCTTTTCCTTTCTCCAGGTGAAGTTCGATGCATTGATCAGGAACTGCAGGAACTGGCAGCGTTCTCCTTCCGGCGAAAGCGTGTAGCTCAGTTTCCCGGCTTCGTCCTTGGTTACGTTTATCATGGGGCGTTTGAGCAAAGTTGCCGGAAAGTCATGTTTCTGATCGCTCCAGATATTGTACGATACGGCAGAATAATCCAGCTCCTTGATTTCACTCTCTTTGATCTCCCAACACCGGTCTTTAAAATAAAGGCGTTGGTATTCACGGCTCGACTCTTCGAAGTCCGGACGGTTAAAATTCAGGTTACTCAGTTTATCAGGGCCCAGGTATTGAACGCCACCTTTGTATATCATTTCCAAAATACTTTCATTCGCTGCTACCTTGGTAAAGTCGGTCACGTAATCGCGGATCTCGAAAGGTTCTACCGTGCGTACCGTTGGATGATTGATATGGATAAACTGATAGGTTTTACCATCCATATTCATATAGCGGTAATATCCACGGTTTTGAAGAAAAGTAAAACACCGGCCATAACGGAATTCATAACTCACCGGTTTCTCATTACCATTACGATCCATCCCTTTTACTTCTTCCCAATATTTTTCGTCACTCTCCAGGGGCTGGGCACTTTCAATTTCTTCCTTTTCATTTAACCGCCAGATGTGCCTTCCTATTTTGAATTCAGGCAGGTTTTTCAGTATTTCAAAGTGTGTTTTGGCAAAAACAGAAGGATTGTTCAGGCTCCAGAGTTCCTCCAGCTTATTGTCCGGCCAAGAAGTTATTTTAAATAGCTGCAGGTATTTTCCCGTCAGATTTTTCTCGTTGATCAGAAAATCGATATCAGCTGCTAACACTTCCGGAGTTGCCTTGAGCGTATTGGCCAGCAGGTCATCAATTCCCTTATCATGCCGTTCGTTTGGCTTCACATGGCCAACGTATATTTCAATGTATAATTCGCGGTTCTTGAGGCTCCGCATATATTCCTTGAAATTTTTGGCAGCATAAAAGAAATTGCGTGGCCGGCCATCCACCGAATCATTAATCTTAATATTGTTCGAAAGCTCGTTCCAGTCAGCATCAAACAACAGGCATACTTCTTTCACGCCCATTTTTTGAATGATCTTAATCAGATCCTCCGGAAGTTTGCCATCACGGGCAATATTCTGAATACCGGCAATACCAACAGACCATACACCATGTTTACAGGCTTTTTCGGCTTTTTTCTCACCTTCCTGCAGAAACAGCCGGTCTATCGTTTGTCCTGAGTTATAAAGTTCGCGAAGCTTCTCCGGGATATATAAGAAGTTCCCCGATCCGTAAGGCGACTTGTATTTAGCCGGCTTTCCTTTACTGTCTTTATTCTCGTCAGGAAATTGAAAACGAACGCGGAAAAACTCTTTGAATTTGCCGGTATATTTACCTTTTGAATCCTTGGTTTCATACTTCACCGGATTGCCTTCAATATCGTAATACTCTATAATTACATCATCTCCATCTATCGGATCGAAGAACTTATTGACTGTTCCCGGACGGAATATCTTTTTGTCGGTAGTAGTATGCGCTTCGGTAATGGTAATAATTTTACTCGATACATCCTTTGGGCTCAGTCCGGACTCGGTAAGCATCCGCTCACAATAAGACGCCGTTTTTTTTGTTTCTTTTTTTACGACTACTTTTTTAGAACTTGCAAAAGGGATATCGGCCACAATCGAAAACCGCCGGTTCAGATAGTCCAGTGCTTCAGGGAATGACTGGTTTTGTGCCTTATATAGAAAATCAACTGCATTGTTTCCACTTATATTATTACACTTGAAGCATTTGAATATACCTTTTGCCTCGTTTAATTTAAAACTGGTTTCGCCATGACAAAGCGGACATTCGCCGGAAAATTCATTGTTATGTTTTCGCAAGGGGATAAAGTCACCAATCACATCTACAAGCCGATCGTTGCAGGCATCCAATATCTTCTTTGTATTTTCTTTATTAAAACTCATTTTCGAATAGTTGAAGTTGTCTTACATCCAAAGCATCCTGCCCGCTGATTTTAAAGTGCCGGGCAACGGCTGCATATTCTTTCTCAGTCATTTGTTTTTCTCCCTTGTAGAGTTGCCACCAACGCCCCTGGCGAATGCCGGTACTATTGAAAAATCGTTTCGTGGGGCAGAAGTATTCCGGATAGGTAAACTTTACCGTGATCAGGCGTATAGCCAGGTTAAGGTTTTCATCAACGTTAAACAACCGGTGCCGGTGCAGGAACAGCTTCAGGTCCTTTTCTTTCACATTCAGTTCCTGAGCCATCAGGGGCAGCTCCTTTTGCTTGACGTTTACAAGCAAGTAAGGTAAGTGTTCTTTCCATTTGTTGTGCATCGAAATTTCTTTTTATAATTGTGTACTCAGGGTTGATTTGGTAACAGCATTCGCTTTCGGAAATATAGCAACATACAATTTTGATAAACAGATCCACCGTTTCAGGCTTCGCCCAGGCTTCCACCGAAATGGTCTGACCTACCTCCAGTTTGTCTAAAAAAGCGTATAGTTTGTGCTTGTACTGCCAAAAAGCGGGCTCCCCCATTTTGGTGATATAGTCGTTTATCCATGTTGGATCTGCGAGCGATAGCAGTGCATTGTGTGATAGATTCATAGATTATAATTAAGTAAATTGATACGTTTTATTATTTCCAGTTCCGAATTTCTGAGGCTTAATTGTAGTTGTAAATGGAAAATCAGCCTTATTTACTTTATCTAATGCATCTTTAATTGGTTTTGCATTGGTAAAGAATTTCCGTTCTATATTTTCAAAACGTATTCGAACAACATACCTACCTTCGCCAAATTGCGTTTTCACATCGGGGGCATAATCAAGTACTTGAATTTCGCAGTTGGTCACATCTGTGATTGATATTTGTTGTACCGGAAATATATTTTTTTCTTCAGGCTTTATGCCTAAGTCAGAGAATTTCTTCATTTTTAAGTATCTTTTTTTGTAAGTGTTTCGAATCACAGTGTTTTGCCCAGCCCAAATGTGGAGCAATCTGCATTTTATATTGTTTCATGTCCAGGTCTTTTTTGTTGAGTTTTGCAGCCTTTCTGCAAAATCGCACTTTAATTGATTTACGCATTAAAATGTGCGTGTGTCTGAATACATATCCTACAAAGTCTATTCCCCTGGCATCAACCGGAAAGACCTGGTAATTACCTTTAATTTGCAGGTTCAATTTAGTAGTCATGTAATTATTTATCTCTGTTAACAATGCATGTAAATAGTTCTTATCCGGTGCCAGTATCACAATATCATCTGCATATCTGTAGTAATATTTAACCCTTTTTTCTTCTTTCATATAATGATCGAAATATGATAGATATAAATTTGCAAAGAACTGCGATAAGTAGTTCCCGATTGGAACTCCGGGAGCTGAGTCAATTATACCGTCGATCAGATTTAAAAGCTTTACATCCTTAATTTTCTTTCGGATAATACTTTTCAGTATCTCGTGATCAATTGTGGGGTAAAACTTCTTAATATCAAGTTTCAGACAGTAAATTGTGTTTTCAACATCCTTTAAATCCCGTTTAATCGCATTTAAAACTCCGTGGATACCTTTTCCCTTTATGCATGCATAACTCTGCGAAATAAAGACTGAAACCCATATAGGCTCCATGATATTCATAATAGCATGATGAACAACCCGATCTTTAAATGGCAACCTGAATATCTCGCGTTCTTTGGGTTCATAAATTTTAAACACGCTATACTCCGAAGTTCTATAATTACCCGATATCAACTCTTCATACAATTGATTAATGTTCCGTTCAACATTTTTTTCGAAAATCTTTACTCCATATTGCCCGGATTTACCTTTCCGGGCTTTCTGGTATGCAAGCATCAAATTGTCTTTTGTAACTACTTTGTCAAATAAATTATTTTTTCTTTTCATAAGCCTGGCTTTCAAAAATGGAGCTTTCTCAATATGATACTAACACCTGTGAAAGATTAGTCATTTTTTGCTAAGAAGCAAGGCCTTTGTCTTTTTATTACCAGATGAGAACTGGAACCTGCATTCGAATTCGTATTATCGTAATTCGTATTGTTCAAACCGAACGCTGAAGCAGAACCAGCGAAGACAAACAGCCTTTTATTATTATCCTAATTGAACACCTTTCCAAACATCCACAAATTGAGTTGCAGAATATTCGGCAGTTTCTTCGTCAATATTTTGCAGGCGAGAACCGGAACCCGCAGTCGAACCCGCAATAACGAAATTCGTATTGCCCAAACCGAACGCCGAAGCAGACATTCTAAACCATGGACGCCATTTCAATTCATTGCGATTATCCCAATCTGGTTTTTTACCATCGTTTAATGCTTCAGTTAATACAACCGCATTATAAGTACTTTCAAAATACACTCTTAAATCTTCGGGAACATTTGAGAAGTCAACTTGTGGTCTACCTGTAGCCTGAAATGCATCTTCTACAGTTTGGATTTTTTCTAAATTTGGATTTTTTTTCATGTTTGTAATTTTTAATTGATTATTAAAGTGATAACATTTCTCTGAATTCATTAATGAATTTTTCGCCGGCAATTTTCGCCCTTTTATCTTCAAGAAAACTCAGGCGAGAACCGGAACCCGCATGCGAAGCCGTAATATCGTAATGCGCACCGTCCAAACCGAACGCCGAAGCAGAACCGTTATTTACAAACCAGGGATAATGGCGACGCTGTGATTCATTGAAAAGATCAAATCTTTTTTTCTCATTCAAAGCTTCGGTAATAACCACACATTTGTAAGTTGCCTTAAAAAAGTCGCGTAAGTCTTCGGGGACGCAATTAAAATCAGGGACTGAAGGGCGACCAGTTTCATTCAGAGCATCCTCAAATGAGTTGATGCGATCTTCTACAGATAAAGAGAAAAACTCTTTTCCGAAGGTGTCTTCTAACATGGATTTAAATTCAGGTGAAGCCGTTTGATAAAGACTTCTTGCTTTTGATTCTTCCAATTGTACTTGTTTCATAAAATTTTAATTTAAAGGGTAAATATTATTAGTTTGTATTTTTCTCTAATGGTTACTTTCCTATTTCATATGGTTTTTTCATTTCGTCTCTAATCTCTGTAAGGCTTACATCAAGCTCTGCATCCCTGTCTATAAGTGTTCCTGCAATTGCTTTCACTTCGTTTACCGTCATTTTCTCTTTCACGCTGGTAGGAAGAGCTTTCAGATATTCAACCTGAACTTTCGCAGTATCAATCACTGCATTTAACAGATTCCTTATTTCTCCGGCTGTTTTTACATCCATAGTCCCGGATTTTAATTTTTGAATGGCTGACATTGCTTCAAGTCTGACATCAATAAGGGTAATTCCTGAATTCATATTGTTTGATTTTGAGTTAGTTTATTAATTTGTCTGTTTAATGCGCCTTTTGCTTTAATTGCCAATTGCATTTCTAATGGATATTTGGCATACATCGAATTTTCATGCTTAAGCTGATCCTTTCTTGAAATGATATATAAGTTAAATGGATCACAATTGAGCGGATTACCATCTTTAAACTGAACATTCCAACCTTTTGGAATTGCTCCGAAGTTTTCTTCCCAAACTTTGCGTTGCTTCGCTACAAATGTTTTTGGTTCGGCAATCTTGACATAAATATATCCATCCCTGATGCCTTCATAACCAATTTCTTTATGATTCCAAACCGATTGTCCTTTTTTAAATTGAGTGGCTTTTGTTCGTTCAATCATTTCAGCAGACATATAATCCGTTTGTTTCATACCTTTATTTTGTGGAATATACCCTTTTTTATGCCAGGATTTTCTTCCACCATGATCCGGGTTTTGCATTGCAATTCTCGCCATTTTAGCAATGAAATCTAAGTCTTTTCTCAATCCTAATTTAAAACCTCTGCTTTCAATGGTATGAATAGAACAGTTATATTTCGCTGCCAACACTCTATTCTGAGTATTATGAAAAATGGATTTAATCTCCATGATTTGATCTTCGGTGAAGTAAAACCGTTTTTTATCTTTTGTTAAAGATAAATTTTGAGCCTTGGCTTTAATAGACCCGGCAGTTTTATCCGGGAATATCAAACTCAGTTGATATGAATTACATCGGGGAAAAGTCTCTTTAAAAAGTTGAGTATCCTCAGTTGACCAGGTACGTCTCATAGCTACTGTATTTGTCCTGCAATTAAAATAAGCTCGTATTCGAGCGACTCGGATACTGTTACCAGAATATTGTCCTTATCAATATATTTAGGAACCCAGCGCTTGTATGTTGGGATAGCAGCACGGCCTTTGTTCTGGAGATAACCGGCAACTACCTCCTCAAATTTACGGTCTAAGACCTCAAGGTTCTGGTCGCTGATCAGGTTATTGTCGAATACTACAAATGCTTCGTGAAGCTGACGATCAATGTTGTTTTTCCATTGATTACTCATTCGTTTGTTAATAAAATACGCTTTTGACATTATGTTGATTATTAGTTAATTGGTTGTTTTTAAATCAGTACCGGAATCTGACGTCCACAGTCCGGGCAATAAAGGGGATGGCATCGGCCACAAAAGTTGCTACCGCATATTGGGCAGACAATATCAATACATTGGCTCATATGGCGGTAAGTATTACGACAATAAAAATGGTGGTGAAAATTGCAGTGGTAAGGAATAAGTAGATATACTTCCAGGTGTCGTGGTTTCGCTTCATGACATCTCTATGTTTTGAATTAGGAAATCAGAAACCAGGCATACAATTGTAAAAAATATCAGGTAACAATTAAGACAGTTACAAGTGACTCATCCAACTTGTCAGCATCACGCTGTGCTTTCGTATTAAATTGACGTTGGCGTGCAGTGATCAGGGGTAGTGAATCTTTCAGCTTGCTTTTTTCATTTTCAGCCCTGAAAGAATTGACTGCTGAGAATATAAGGCCGGTAATGAATATTATAAACACGACGCCCAGTGTGATCAGTAGTTCTTTCATACCAACGATATTTCAAGGAGTTCAACCAAATCGTTCAGGAATACATCGTAATCAAAATCCTGACTTACTTCGAGTGAAATGCCACCCAGGTCATCCTCATAATTCCGGATCGACGTGATTTTGTTTACCTGATCGCAGCTTGCCAGGAGCAGGATGTAATTCATAAAGATAATGACGTTGAAGTTAGTGATCAGGTTCAATGATCCATCCTTTACCTTGCCTACAGAGACAACATATTGTCCATCGCTGCTTTCGATTTTCATTTGATTTGATTCGCTCATGATAATAAATTGATTGTTAATTGATATAATTGATTTTTCCACATGTACAGATCCAGTATTCGTGACCTTCATACCAGTCATTGTGAGGATCTGTTGTTTGTGCCTCACAGTGTTTGCAATAAAATACGCCTTTATGCACTGCATATCCCACATGAAGGTTATAAGCCGGGTATCCCTCCCTGATCAGATTATTCCGGAAGGCGTTCATTGCCCGAAAACTCCCTTCATCCACCTTTTTACCTTTCAGGGTCAGCCGGGCAAGTTTTGATTGTTTTATTACAGTTGGCATAATACTTATTATTAATTGTTTGAATAAATAATAAACTTTGTCAGTAAGGCGGGATTCGAACCCAGCTCCCAAGCACTTTAGGCACCACCCATTAACAACTGAAACATAAACCAGTATTGATTTTTGTTGTGTGTGCTTTTTCCTACTGCCGGCAGTCTTACTCCGCCTCCACTGCTGACGCTTCAGCTGTGGGCAATTGGTTACAATCTCTGAATAAAATCTCTGCTTCAATCTTTTTCCCGAAGAATGATCTTGCGCACGAGAACCCGGCGAAAGTGATATTGGTGACTAATGCATAATAGGACCTGTCATGATTATCGTAAATACAATTCTGAATTTTATTAGTCGAATAATAAAATCTTTTAGTCGATTTCTTTCCTACACTGAATACTGTCCCGGCTTCAAATTCGATACGGCTGAACGGTGGTAAATTAGAATTACTCATGACGATTATTTTAATTTATTTTTATGCCAGTAATCAGTCAAAGCAGCAATATTGTGCAGATTCAATTTGGTTAGCATGTTATTCCGGTGATTGTTTACCGTAAAAATGCTAAGGTGCAGTGCATTTGCTATTTCGTTTGTTTCTTTCCCTTCGGAAATCAGACGAAGTACATTCATTTCGGCAGGTGAAATCTTTGATGAACGGATTGGCTCACACACCACTTTCCAGTTTTTGCATTCCCCGCGTTTTGGACAACAACAGTATTCAAAAACGAACTGACCGCTGGCGTCAATATCATGGTGATTGTCAAATTGACTCCAGTTGCATTTTATGAATGCGCGTACGATTAAAAAATCATAATACGATCGGTTTAAAATGCTGTCCTTATAATCACCGGATAAAGCAGTAAATGCCTGGGGATAATTTTCACGAATTGTATCAAATAATTCTAAAACTATCGTTCTGTGGGTTTCATTTAATATATATGGACTCTTTTCCAGTTCTACCACTTCTACATCCCCATTCGGGCGTGTGTGAAATTCTACGTTTTTAATCATCTCTTAAAATTTTTCCCTGTTAGTTCTTCAAGTTTGCGTAATTCCAATTCACTCCATGAATTCATCCTTAATTTGTAATAGAAAGTTGTGTAAGCCATGAAAGCAGGAGTAACCGAATCTCTGAGCTCACTTTTTGCATCAATGTCTAAAGACTCAAAATAGTCCTTAAAGCTCATTTCTTCATCATTTTCCACATTTGTTTTCATTAGTTCAATTATTAGTGCTATATTTATACTGCAAAACTAATATATATATTTGTATTGACAGCATTAAAGTAGCGTTATTTTTCAATTATTTTTAAAAGAATGTATAATTTACAACATATCAAAATATTAGCAGAACAAAAAAAAGTGACGCTAAAAGAGATAATTATATACTGTGGGGTGAGTGAGGCAGGCTTCCATAAGTCTATAAAAACTCAAAGTATGGGCATTCAGACTATTAATAAAATAGCTGATTTCTTTGGAGTTAGCATATCTGAATTGATAGGTGATGATGCATTTGTTGAGAACAAAGGAAATGATGTAAACGTTGAAAATGTGGGTATTTATAAAAAACTCGTCACAACCCAGGAGGGGTTAATAGACAAGCAAGAGAAGCTCTACAATAGTTCAGTAAAAGAGATTCAAGACTTGAAAAAACAAGTCGAGAAATTAAAAAATGATCTCGAAATTTCACGTGGATATTCTATGGCTGCAGAACCACCGGTTAAACTAATCAAAAAATAAGACTGTCATGAAAACAAAACTCTACATCGAACAGAAAGACATCTCACCATTTAATGTCATGCTACAAAACTATGCAGAAGATTTCAGGAATGCTTTTAACCAAACTGTGAATCTGAATAATGTAGAGTATTATGAGGTCCGTGCCCCCGAAATGAAAGAATTTATCACCAGGCTCAAAGGAATCGTCTTTATGATGGAAAATGATCTAAAACCAAAAATTGTAGACCAATCGTAGACCAATTGTTTCTAACTGGCTGGAATTAAGGTTAAATGTTGGTACGCCAAGTACCTCATTAAATACCTCTTAAATAGCTATAAATCAGCTTTATTTAAGAGGTATTTTTATTATAGGCTTAAAAAAAGGCTTAAATTCATCAAATTCCCCATAAATTTACTGGATAAACTCGACAATCGATCATATATAAAATTGTTCTTTAAACTAGTTTTTCAAGCTTATTAAAGCCCTATTATATTTTCCTTAAAAAGCAATCACACGCTAGACTTCATATAAGAAGAAATAGAAAAACTACATTTATTAGATTGCTTAAATTATCAACTTCAAACTGAAGAATATTTTGATTTTAAAAAATTATAGTTTCAAAAAAAATATTTTAGATTGAGATTACACCGAACCTTTATGAGAAAAAAGTCAATTAAATATATTTTATATGATACAATCAAATATAAATATGTATTTTTGCAAGTAGGTTTTTGAAATTTGGATTACTATGGAACAAACAAAACATTTCTTTAATCAATTAAATTTCGACTTTGATAAAGAGTTAAAACCAATCCACATTTTCTTTGATAATGATACTGAGTTAAATCTAAAAACTCACAATAATATTTTCAGATACATACCTTTGAATGAAAAGACACAATGTACATTTACAGTTGTCGATATTCAAAATTTAAATACAGATGAACTTTTTGAAGTAAGAAAATACATTTGGAATGAAAACAAAAGCGATTTGTTATTTCTTAAAAACAAAACACAATTCGACCTTTGTTATGCTTTCACTGACCCTCTTAAACAAATTGTATTAATAGATTCCTTTACTGGAGAAGAATCGGACTTAACTTTGTTAGAAAAAATTGGCAAAGACAATTTTGACACTGGATTATTTTGGGAAGTTTATAAGGATGTTCAAGATAAAATCAAACAAAACAGACTAACCGTTGACAAAAGTTTAGTAAAGACACTTCGTTTTTTAAGGGAAAAATTACAATTTGAATATGAAACAACTATTCCTAATAAGGAACTAAGAGACAATATAATTCAAGCATTAATTGATAGAACCCTATTTATCAAGTTTCTTGAAGATAAGCATATAATCAATTCTTTCTTTTATTACCATTTTTTTAAGGAAGAAACAACATATGTTGAACTTTTAAAATCAAACAAATATGATTTAATCAACGACTTATTTAACATAATAAATAAGATATTTAACAACTCCCTTTTTGAATCACCTCGAATTCCCCAAAATTATCTTTTAGAATCAACTCTGAAACTTATTGCAGATGCTTTAGAAAGAAAAGATTTTGAAACTGGACAACTTTCCTTATTTGGTTACAGGTTCGATATTATTCCCACAGAATTTATTGGGCATGTATATGAAATGTTTTTTGATGAAAGTCAATCAGATAATGGAATTTTTTATACACCTGAAGGACTTGCTAAATTAATCGTTAATGAGACTATCTCTAATACAGGAAAGATATTAGATCCGTCTTGCGGTTCAGGAATGTTTTTAGTTGTAGCTTTACGCAAGCTTTTAGAAAATGAGCAACTTTTAAGTTCTTCTAAAGTTGAAGACATACCGAAAAGGAATAAAATTTTATGTAATTATATTTTTGGTATTGAAAAACAAGAGAATGCAAGAAGATTATGTATATTATCATTATATTTAGAACTTTTATCAGGTATTAATCCCGATGAATTAAAAGAATACATAAAAAATAAGATTTCATCAGATAAAGATTTTAAAGTATTTCCTTATGACTTCACATCCAATATAGTACATTCAAACGCCTTAGAAGTTCAATCTATTAATCATATAAATGATTTCGAATATATTATAGGGAATCCTCCCTTTCTACAAATAAAAGAAAAAGAAGAAGAGGAGTTATTTTGGAAAAAACATGAAGATACTGTTAGTAATAGACAATTATCTCAATGCTTTTTTATAAAAATAAAGGAATGGTGCAATGATAAAACAAAATTAGGATTTGTATCAAATCTTTCAAATTTTAACAGTGACTCATCGATTAAATTTCAAAACTTTTTCTTCACTCATTATTGCATATCTAAGTTTTATAATCTTACAGAAGTTAAATCTATATTATTTGAAAATGCAAATGAAAGCACAGCTGTAATTCTTTTCTCAAATGGTTATTTAGAAAATAATGAGCTCCTGTTTTTAACACCTCATCTAACTGCATTTTCAAAATTATTCAAAATCATTTTATTAAGAGATGATGATCTTGTACGTATAAAACAAAATGATTTAAAAGACGAAGTAGTAACATTAAGAGATTATTTTTCAGGAGATTTAAATGATTTGATGTTGGCTGATAAAATATATAATCAATGTATTTCATTTAGTGAGTATTTAATGCCAGATGCAGTGAGTTCAACTCAATTTGATATAAATAACGGAATTCAGATATTTGGAAAAAAAAGCACTCCTCCTGATTGGAAAAACTATTCAAAGGTTTCCAAAAAAGAATTCAAGAAAAATTATCTAAATGATTTCACTAAACCAGTAAAAGATTCTAATCATAATATCCCTTATTTGGAATGTTCAAATATTGATTCATTCCAAATAAAAGGTAAATTTTTATATTTTGAATCAAATATTGAGAAATATAAAAAAGTATTTGAAAGAGTTCGTGTCAATGAAGATTATATTGGAAAAAGAATCTTATTTCCAAGAATTGGGAATCAAATCAGGGCAGTATATATTGAAAAACCGACATATTATTGCTTTGATATTTTTTCAATTAGACTTAAGGATGATAATAACTATTTTTTGATATTAGCATTGCTTAATTCAAGTTTAATGAATTATTATTTAACTATCAAACATAGAAAGAGATTAAGTGATTCATATCCTAAAATCACGATGAATGATATTCTAAAACTTCCTATACCAATAATATATGATGAAACATTAATAAATGATATTTCAAATTTAGCGAAGAATCTTACTTATGGACATTTGTCTTTTGAACAACACAAGAACAATCTTGATGATTTAATTTTTGATTTATATGGATTGAATAACTTTGAGAAACAACGAGTTAAGGATTTTTCAATAAAAACACAAAAAGTTTCAGTACAAAACATGAATGATTATATATACTCATTCATGGAAGTTGTCAAACATCATTTGAGACCTAAAATTGATATTAGAATTTCTCAATATTCCGATAGAAAATTGAAATCAAGCTTCATTGGAGTAAAGTTTGAATTTTTGTCTGGAAATTCTCAAAATATTAATCCTGAAACCGTCGTTAATTATAGTTTAATCAAGCTATTAATGGAGATCGGAAATAAAAATATACATACAATAAAAAGCAAAATTTATGGTGAAAATAGTCTTTTTATAATTCGCGAAAACGAGTTAAAAAACTGGTCAAATTCAAAAGCATTTACAGATGCTAAAGAATTCCTAAAAGATATAATAAAATAATGGGTGTAACATTTCTTCATATAGAATCAGAAAAATATGCTGGAGAGCTTGACGCACTTTCTAAAATCTCTTCTATTTTAAAAGACTCAGGTTTAAAAAGAAATGATAAATTTTGGACTGAGTTAATTATGACTTTTTTTAAAGATTTATACGAAAATATGTCGCATGATGAAAAATCAATTCTACAGAATAAAAATGAGAGAGAAATAAAAGAATTTATTAGACGAAAGCTGGAATTAAATAAAAGTTTTTCAGAAAATTATCTTTTAATAGTTGATTTGGAAACACAAAACAGTCATTCTAAATTATTAGGATATTACGATGTTAAGGTTAGAAGTAGTTGCTGGAATAGTTATTTCACATTTGAATGCAAATGCCTAGATAATACTGCATTTTCAATATCGGAATATGTATATAATCCCAATAAAAACAGTAAAAATAAGGGAAAATACGAAGATGGAGGCATGTATCGGTTTTTGATAAATAAGTATTCAACCAATTTAAATTTTGGAGGTATGATAGGATTTTTACAAAAAGGAAGTTTAAAAACAACTAAAAAGTCAATTTGTAATCAAATCCAAAGTCTATGCTTAATAGATAGTGACATTGAATTTGGTAATTTAATTGGAATTTGTGATACTATTGATGAATATATCTTCTTTACAGATCATAACAGGTATGATATTATTGAAAAAAAACAATGCGGATCTATCAAACTTCATCATCTTATTTATGACTTTACGGCTTAATTAATAAGTTGAAATATTCAAAATAAGCAATTGAGGCATTGAATTTGAAAATACATCTTTATAATAATTCCGAAAATTAAGACAATACATAAAAAATAATTGAACCCAGATTAAGTACTCCTTAGAAAAATTTATTTATTTGGCGATAAGAATCTACTTATACTTCCTAAATTACCACGATTAAATGCCGTATACAACAGTTTCTTATCAGAATGAGCTAATCTTATGCCTGAGTCTAAAGGAGGTGTTTAAAATGCTGGAATTTCAAAAAAAATCCCAGTCGATAAATACTTTCTTATTTCAAGGAATTTCATTTCATACTTTTGATTTATTAAACAGAAGTATATTAATTCCAAATTATCACTGAATTAATGAACAATTATTTACTCTTTCATTTTACTACGATTCCTTTGAATTCATTGAATTACTCAACCCACCAATATTTATATACAGATACCATAAATATAGAACCACAAAGAAAATTCAATCTTTATTATTGTGTATCTAAATTTCTAAACATCACTGTTTCACAATATAACTTATACAATGAAGCCTTGATTAAATTATAAATTTTATCTTCCGGTTTTTGCTTACTTAGTTCAGTTAGTAAAATCTCTATGTTACCAAGTGTAGATAAATATGGATTGGATACTCCAGAACCAATTAGGAAATTGATATTACAAGATTGTAGTAAATCTTTTATATTTTCTAACTTCATTTTAGTTTTATATTACTTATTATACCTTCAAAAATCCTAATTCATACACCTGCGGTTGTAACTTTTCGCTTAGGGCTTTGTAAGCTTCTTCGAACGGTTTAAAACTAACAGGTACAAAATCACCGCCTGAATTGCGTGCTTGCAATGCCTTACGGATTTGATACCAACCTACATCAGAACGGTTCAGCTTCAATTCGTCTCGAACTGATCTTCCATCGATATGAGCAAAATAGGCTTGCCAAAGTACTTTTCCTTCTTGCAAAACTTCTTGTGCTTCGGGGGAGAAAGTTTTATTGGCCATATATTTAACCATAAAATCCGACTCAAAACGCTCAGATGCTCCAACTTCTTCTTCGGTATAAGGAATAAAATGATTTATTATCGACCACTTCTTATTGTTCCACTCCAACTCATTAGCACTAGCGGTAAGATTGCTTCCATTAAATAACATCCATACTAGACAGTCATTCTTAAACTCATCAATAAGTGGTTCCGTGGGTTGTAAAAATTGGTCTCTATCATTAAGCCAGGTGGGTTTAACCAATCGGCGAACTGAAAATACAATAGCACTTTGCCATAGATTTTGAGTAGTAACAAATATAGTTCCTGCACTGCCGTAACCTGATGATAGTAGAGATTGTGTAGATGCATTTTGAATATCAGGACCTTTTATAACTAAACAAGCAATAGCATCGTTTGCCCATTTAGTTCCTCTTAAATCTTTACTTGCAGTAGCAGGAGTTATTGCATTTTTTAAAGGAATAACATTAACTTTATTTGCTTTAGGTCTAATAATCCAATTACTTAATAAATTGCTTACAGCAACATTTTGGAATTTTTTCTCTCCAATCGGCAGTGCATTCTTATCTAATACATCTGTTGTTATTTCAACAATTTGTTGTCTTCTCTTATCATTTTTATTTGTTTGCCACACTAAAAAACCTATTGGAAAATTTCCACTTAACCCATCAAATGCTTTACTGTGTACCACAAATCCTCCTAAATATTTGGCATTCCATATTTCGCGGAATTTTTCAAAATTAGATGAATTTACATATTTTAACGTACTGAACATTGCTAAGGTTGCAGTTGGAATCTCACGAGAAATTCGAACCAAAAACTGAACAAATAATTCTCGTTTTGCATAACCAAATTCAGTCATGCTTTTTGAAATAAATGTTGTAGAAACATCCGTTTTTGCTTCATGTCCTAATGTGTCTCCCGATTCCGCATACGGTGGATTAATCAATACCAATATCTTTTTACCATCGGCAATGGTTTTACGGAGGCTTTCGGGAATTTTATTGGTGAGAGTATAATCTATTTTTCCATCGTCGCTAATATCATCGTTCAGATAATCGTATTGAAACCGCTGTGCAGACACACAGGTTTTGGCGGCTTTCATTACATCCACATCGGCGGCATCCAGCGTACTCATATAAATATTACGTGGGTTGCTGTGTTTTACTTCGAGGTTACCTACACCGCAGCACATATCCCAAACAATGTATTCGCGCTGCCAATTTTCGCCCAAGGTTTCAGTTAATTTATCGTAGGCTTTATCTACCACAGTCAACGGTGTATAGTAAGCTCCTTTGAAACTCCGTTCGTCCAACGGAATAAGACTGTCGCGTCGTTCTAATAAATAGTTACGGTATTCGGCTTTGGGTGGTTTGTGATAAATAGCCCAAAACTGACGATAGCCTTCTTTGTTACCTAGTTCGAAAATATGTCCGCCCAAACTAAATACAGGAGCTCCATTTTTATGCATTAACTCAGCGGGTAGATTCTCGTGCGTGGAAACCGTGCCATCGTGCATAATATCGGCATAAAACAGTAAAACATAATCATCATCTGACACACCTTTAATTTCACGACCAATCATCAACACCCATTTATCAAATACTTGTTTCAGGTTGTCGGGAGTGATTTGTATACGAATGATATCGCCGTTTTTAATGGCATTTTTAATGGTACTGATAAATTCCTGTTCGTGAGTTTCGATTTTGAAAGAAACAAAGTGTGTTCCTATGTGTGCCGAAATAGCATCCAACGCTTCTTGCGATGGTTTTGTACTGGCTGATCTACCCCATTTTATTGTATTCTTAGCTAGAAATGGAACAACATCAGCACTTTTCATAATGGCGGCCTTTTGCGTATCAATTACTGCTAAAAATGGCGGAATATATTCCCCTTTATTTAATGCCTGTTGAACATAATGCATTAGTTGAGTGAACATAACGTAGGTTGAGTTCTTACCTCCATCTTTCGCTTCGAACCAAATTTCCTTAGTTTGAATGTCAATCAGATTCTTTTGATATTCCTTTAATCCCAATGCTTTAATATAAGCATCCTTCACATCTTCTTCGCTGCTGGCTTGTTGTAGTTTTTGATAAAGGGTCATTTGTAGTTTGTAGTTAGTAGTCTTAACGGATTTTTCGCCCCAAAGTTAAGTATTGTTTCCATAATAATAACATTTCAGATCAGAATAATTGGAGTAATTTACTTGACAGCTATTATGTTTACTCTTTATTTTATCATATAAATCTTTTCTTTCTGAAATGCTTCCAAAGTATTGACACAAGAGAAAACAGAACATAAGCAGATATTAGTTACTACTGCAACACACTTTACAACTCGAGAGCCTGTTTAGGCGCTGTTTACAGTACTTTCTTACAGGCTAGAGCTAACTTTATACTGAAGCGTTTATATAGCGTTTAAAATGCTCGAAATTTCGAAAAAATCGCACAGTCGATAAATACTTTTTTTCTTATATCCCTGGATTGCATTTCTTTCATTTGGCATATTATGCAATAATAATTTTAATCCCAAATATCATCGAATTAATGACCAATTAATTTTCACATTCTATTTACTATGGTTACTTTGAATTCATTGAATTATTCAATCTACCAATATTAATAAACAAATACCATAAATAAAGTAGCACAAAGAAAGTTCAATCTATATGATTGCGTATTTAAATTTCAATAGCGTTTAGATTAGAACTTCCTTTATGCTCAAAATTACTTTTACTGCATTTAACAATCACTAATTTAGTAATTTATTATAAGCACAATAAGTAATAATACTTTATGTAACTAGAGTGTACTTTATGTTACTTTTTGCCTTATTGTATTATATGTGGAATTAGCACGAAGTTTTGGAACAATTTCTTTTGCAATTTTGGTTTGTTTGCTTTTTATCAAAACCAAAACTATATGCCCCATTACATTATTTAAAAATGATAATTTACCATAGGTACTGAATTTCAAATTTGGGTCATCCAATATCTTTGAAATCTTTCTACTCATTCTACGATTTTTCAGTTTTGAAATCATTAAATTTACAATGTCTCTTCCAAGCGTATGCATTCCAACTAGTCTGAAATAATCATTCATTTTTTTATCACTTTTATTTTCAATGTCAAAAATTGGCATTTTGTCGTAAATCTCACTAAATTGAATTTCTTGTATATTTTCCCAAAAGTATAGGTATAAGTCATTAAAATTAGCAATAAACTCACCAATTGTTTTGTATCCAAGTCTTTTAGTTATGTTTTTCCCTTTTGTAATTTTCAACTCAACTCTCAACCAGTTTTTATTTATATTCTCGTTGATAAAATTAGTTTCATTTGGTAGTTTTATGTACGTTCGTTTAGATTTACTTCCATTAATTTCAGCGAATTTATCATACATTTTAATTCCAAAACCTCCAATTTCGAATCGTTTATACCCATTAAATGTAGCTGCTTTATAACTGCTGTTTTTATACCCAATAATCATATTTAATATATTGTTGCATTTTTCAGTTACTTTTACATTCAAACCTATTTCAGTCATTGAAAATGGAAATTGACAAAACATATCAAATGGTATATCTAAAGCCGAAGATAGTAACTCAATAGCTTCAATGAAATCATTTAATGAAAAGTCTTGAAGGGATTTTTCACCATAATACCATTTTCTTAAGCTGCAAGTAATTTTTAAATAAGTACAAGATTCATTGATTTGAATTCGGAGATATGCCTTATTTGCATTGTTATCTGGGTTAAATAATTTAAAAGTGTAATCGTTATTGAATTTAGTAAAAATACCATTTCTTTCTTCAAAGAAATTCTTATCCAAATGTTTAATTATGCTGTAATTATCAGACCAAAGCTTTATATTATCTATCATAACGACCTCCTTCCCTTGAATTTAAATGTTCAATAACTTCACTTCTTAAAAATCGATGAACTCTTTCATCGGAATTGACTGGTGTAAGTTTACCTGATTTAATCCGCCTATTCATGGTTGCCCGAGAAATTTGTAACATGTACATTACTTCTTTTGAAGTTAATGGTCTGTCTTCACCAATAAATTTTGAAAAATTTTCTTTAATGTATTCTGCAATAAACCGCTTCCGATGTTTTGCTAAATAAACTCTGACTAGAATGTCAATTGTCCATTTTAACTCGTTCTTCATTTCTTTACCAAAGAACGTCATTTCGTTTTTATCAACCATATGGAAATAATATTTATAGCTCCAATAAATTTTGGAAGCTACTATTATATAACTCCGCTGGTTTTTTTATTTTGTCCATTTTTTCCCATTTCAGCCATATTTCAGTTTTAGTTTGCAATCTTTAACTAATAGTATTGTCATATTCACATGTATAAACTAAAAAAAGACTACTTTGTAAGAGTAGTCTTAGTTTTATACAACCTATATAAGTGCTTTAAAATTCCAATAATCTTTCAATATAACTTTTGTAAGTTGGGCTTGTATTAAAATCATTCCAAACCTCTCTAATGAAATTGTTCTGGCATTCTTCAATGTGATTTAAATTTGAAGAATATATTATTGAGACCATTTATATAAAAAAATTAAACTAATGATTATTACAATTAATACTAAAGGAGGTACACAACCCCAATTTAGTTCATCATCTTCATCAATTCTATCAGACAATAATACTGCAATTAAACTTACAATTGGAGAGAGGAATAAACCGAGAAACAATGTCCATCCAAAACCAATTAACCTTTTTCTCCCAGCATAAGCAATAATGAAATCCAAAGGTATCGCTATAGAAATTATACACATAATAAAAGTACTATCCATTTCTGTTAGGTTTTTATATTAATATTGAAAATTTAATTTACAGATTTCTTATAATTTTATTAATCATTTATTCATTAGCTGAATCACAGACTTCTACACCATAATCTTCATTCGGATGACCTGCTCTACCCATTTTTCTAGCTTCTCCATTTATAAATTTTTGTCTTGCCTCTAACATACCCTCGAAGTTATTAAATTTACTTACTACATTTCTTATGTCATCAATAAAAGTTTGTTTACCTATTATTTTTATATTTTCCGTACACCCAAAACTATAAAATTCTCCAATGGGCACTTCAAAAACTAAAGCCATTTTCAACTTAGTTTTAGGAGTTATTTTTTCAGCAACAGATAACTGAGTAAAATAATCTCCATCTCCTTTCAAATGATAGTTATTGTTAGATAGAAAACTACATTTTTCAAAATCAAAAAGAGATAAATTATTCGAAAATAGCATTTGAGTAGAATTACTAATGTTAGTCACCTCAAAATCAACTCGTACAATTCCTCCATCAGTAACTCCCCCTTCATAATTCTTAGAAATTTTCATAAAGACATTTGAAATTTCAAAAACAGGTTCAACTTTAATTTCTTTTTTTGCAAATTCCTTTAAAATTGTAGGTTTAAAATAAAGCAAAAGGTTTCCAATTACTGATAAAACTAAACATATTGATAATAAGATAATTAATTTTGAATTTTTCATATGACTAAATTATTTAAAGATTTATTGAATTTCAACACTATTTTATAATTTTGCAAAGATAATTAATTATATTTTATGCTGTATACTTATTTGCGGTATTATTATATGTGGTAATACTATTTGCTTACATATTGTAATTTCGCATGTAAAATGTAATTTAGTATGCCGGCAAAGAAAGATTTAAATCAGGCTGAATTGGACAGGAGAATTTCAAATATTGCGAATAAGATTAAAGAACTTCGGATTCAAAAAGGATATTCGAGCCATGAATCTTTTGCATGGGATAATGACCTAAACAGAGTTCAATACTGGAGAATAGAAAAAGGGACTAATATTACATTGAAGACACTGTTAAGTGTTCTAGATATACATAAAATTAGTCTCTCCGATTTTTTTAAAGATATTGATTAACAAAAAGTGTGTTTATACTACTTCTTTTAATTTGGTTTTATCCCAAATTTTCTTCATCGATTCATCCATATCTTTGTCTGATAAGTTTACATATCTTTGGGTCATCGTAATATCAGAATGTCCCATAAGCTTACATAGCACAAATGCAGAAATTTCACCACTTGCCCCTGCTAAAGTTCCAAATGTATGTCTTGCGACATGGGTTGTAATGTTCTTATCTATTCCTGCCAATGTAGCAACGACTTTTAGGTTTCTGTTAAAAGGTTGATTGCCAATGTAAGGAAAAATATGGTTTTGGTACACGTTTCTATGACGATATTTTATTAATAAACTTTTAGCCCTATTACTTAAAGGTACATATACTGGAAGTTCAGTTTTAATTTGAATTTTCTTTAATGCGAATAACTTTTCATCAATATGTTCCCATTTTAAATCAATTACATCTGAATAACGAAGTCCGGTCTCACATGAAAATATGAAAATATCTTTTGAAAGTTTCATTGAATTACATGCTCTAGAAGGTAATTTAGCTGAGTAAAAACGTTCATATTCTTCTCTATTTAACGCAACCTCACGACTTTTTCCATGTTCAATCTTATAGTCTTCAAATGGATTATTTATTTCGTAACCGAACTTCTTTGCATATCTAATTACTGCTTTAAATACTTTTAGTCGCTTTGCAATTGTATTTTGGTTATTAGGTTTTGCTCTTTCTACTCGAAGATATTTTTTAAACTTTTCCAAAAAATTAAAGTCAACAATATCAATTGTTGGTTCTATTTTCTTGTAATGTCGCAATGTAAAATCCTTTATAACATTTTTAGTCATAATCAAATTATTAATACTCCCGGCTTTAAGCTGAATTAATTCTATATACTTATCAAATATTTCATCTATAAGAGGTAGCTTCTTTTTTTTGTTAATCTCTAAATCAGCAATAGAAATACCTTTAAGAGTTGCTTTTATTTCTTCAATGTCGATTTGCTCTTTCAGAGCATTTTTCATTTTAAGGTAATCATAGAACGCTGAAATTTTATCAGCTAAATGCTTATTAATGTCAGATGCATTCCAACATTTTTTATCAACACTTTCGTTTTCAGGTTTCCAATAAACAGGTTCTACATTCTGTCCTGTTGAAACTCTAAATTGCTTACCATTGCAATAAATTAAGAACTCGATCCTTGATTGTCCATCTTTTCTTGAAAAATCACTCCGAAGTACCGTTTTGATAGTTGCTTTCATATTTTTTTTATTAATTTTGCCGAAGTGTTCGACACTGTTTTTATATTCAATAACTCGGCTGAATTTTATTTCAACTGGTGAAATACCAATTTGTATTAATATCCATGGGCTAAATTATATAAAATCATTTGATTATTAAAGAGATGGTCAAATTATTATTTGTAAATATATAAGATACATCTACTACATTTAACATTTATTTGCAAAAAAGAAGAATAATCATTTCTTTTACAATAGGATATAGAATTCCATTGTTACTAATTTATTTTTGCTTGGAAGGATTAAAAAGAGGCTTAAAAAGACGAAACGGAATGATTCATCTTGAAACAATGAATAAAATTCGTAATTCTAAAAGATTTTGGGTTGTCAAGAGTTTAGAATCAATATGTATCATCATGTTTCAAAAACTAAACCCGCCAAGTACCTCATTAAAACCTTCTTAGTTTAGCCTTAACAGGACAACTGAGAAGGTTTTTCTTTTATTTCAATCGTTTGCGTATTTTCTTCTAATAGTCTTTTACATACTGCTCATTTATTGCACTTTATTTTTGTAAATTTGTACCGAAATATACTTTGCAACAATTATGAATATTCAATTTAAAATAAATTATGTAACGCAATGGGGTCAATCAGTGTTCCTTATGCTACATAACTCCGTTCAATCTTTATCAGAAGCTACCCAAAGTGTTGTTATGCAATGTAATGAGAGCTTTGAATGGACTACAGAAATTCCTGTTGATTCTAACACGGAGTCAATTGCCTATCAGTATGCTATACTGGATTCCAACAAAAAATTCGACTTCGAATACGGGAAGATCCGCACTTTAGATTTGAATTTAGCTCAAAAAAAAGTAATCGTCCGCGATTTCTGGCGTGGACCTTTTGGCGATTCTCCGTTTGTTACTGCTGCATTTTCCGAATGCTTTTTCAAAAGAAAAAAATCTGAAGTTATATCTCAACCAAAAGAAGCCAACCTGACACTCCGGCTTAACTGCCCGCAAATGGAGCCAAACCGGCATATTGCAGTGATTGGTAATCAGCCTGCATTGGGAAACTGGGATGAAAATCTAAAGGTCCGGCTGGATGACTCCGGTTTTCCGGTGTGGAGCATCGATTTAAATGCTGCCAACTTCACTTTTCCCTTAGAATATAAATACCTGATAGTGGATACCCTGACAGATAAAGTTCTGGCCTGGGGTGGCGGACCGAACCGGGCGATTAAACATATTAACAAACAAGGGCTTAATATAGTTACTGATGAACATTTCCTTCGGACTATTCCATCCTGGAAAGGTGCAGGAGTTGCCATACCGGTATTCTCTTTACGCAGTGAGGACGGATTTGGAATTGGCGAGTTCAACGATTTAAAGAAAATGGTTGATTGGGCAAAAAAAACAGGTCAACGATTGATTCAAACATTGCCGATTAACGATACGATTCTTTTTCATACCAATTACGATTCATATCCATATAATGCTGTTTCGGTTTATGCATTGCATCCTATCTATTTGCATTTGGAAAGTCTGGGTAAACTGCGAAACAAAAAACTCAATACTTATTTCGAAACGCAAAAGAAAGAACTTAATGCGAAAACTTTTTCCGATTATGAAAATGTCATGAACGTGAAATGGGAGTTTTTTAAAGCCATTTTCCCGCAGGAAAGTCCGGCTGTTTTTGCTTCCAATGATTATAAATTATTTTTCGATGCAAATAAAGCCTGGTTGGTTCCATATGCTGCTTTTTCTTACCTTAGGGATCTAAACGGAACACCTGAATTCGGAAGATGGCCATTATTCAGCGTTTACGACAAATCAGAAATTGAAATACTTGCGGCTCCCGATACAGCTCATTTTCAAGAAATAGCATTATTCTATTATTTACAATATCACTTGCACAAACAATTGATAGAAGTACACGAATACGCACATGACAATGGGATTGCCTTTAAAGGTGATATTCCTATCGGTGTCAGTCCGCGCAGTGTTGATGCATGGATGGAACCCGATTTATTCAACGCCAAAGGTCAGGCCGGTGCTCCGCCCGATGATTTCTCGGTGACCGGTCAAAACTGGGGTTTCCCGACTTACAATTGGGAGTTGATGGAAAAAGATGGCTATCAATGGTGGCGTAAACGCTTCCAGAAATTAGCAGAATACTTCGATGCTTATCGCATTGATCATATCCTGGGATTTTTCCGAATATGGGAAATACCGGTGGATGCAGTATGGGGACTTACCGGAAGCTTTCACCCGGCTTTACCATTTACCAGTGCCGAACTTATTTCAAAGGGGCTGAACTGGGATGAAAATCGCTTTATCAAGCCTTTTCTGAAAGAACATGTGCTTTACGCAACATTTGGAAAATACACAGATGAAGTCATTCGCAAATACTTTGTACCCGATGGCTGGCAGCAATTTAAATTCAAACCTGAATTTGATACGCAAAAGAAAATTGAAATTCATTTTGCCTCATTGGGTTATAATTTCAGGAAAGAAGAAGTGCTGATTCGTGACGGAATGTATGCTTTACATTGTGAGGTACTTTTTGTTCGCGATATGCGCCAACCGGACAGGTTCCATCCACGCATTTCGATGCACAGCACGGCTACTTTCCGCGATTTACCGGAACAAACACGCCGGTTATTGGATAAAATATACGTGGATTATTTCTACCATCGTCATACTGAATTTTGGAAGGAACAAGCCATGAAG